TAGATTGGCTAATATAATAACAACAGGGCTGGAGGAGAATCCTGAGGAACTGGAGGGGCAACCCGTGGATCCCGACAGATTCAATGAGTTTGACCTACAGGAACGGGAGGCATCCTATGGGAAGGCGGGGTTTGCCCTACAGTTCATGCTCGACAGTAGATTAAGTGACCTTGAGCGCTATCCGTTGAAACTTAGTGATTTTATTATTCATCCTCTCGATAAGGAGGTCGCAAGTCCCAAGCTGGTGTGGGCCAGCAGTCCAGACCTAGTGATACGGGACATACCAAATGTGGGGTTCAGTGGTGACTATTACCACAAGCCCATGGAGGTCAGTAGTGGACATGAGAAGTACACGGGCGCGGTGATGGCTATTGATCCCTCAGGGCGCGGTCAGGACGAAACTGGGTACGCTGTAGTGAAGATCCTGGCAAGTCAGTTGTTTGTTGTAGATGCTGGAGGCTTTAAGGGTGGGTACGACAAAAACACACTAAGACAGTTGGCTAAGGTTGCCAAAGATAACCAAGTAAACAGGTTAATCATAGAGGCAAACTTTGGTGACGGAATGTTTAATCAATTATTAAAACCTATATTATCAGAAAGTGGTTATAACGTAACCATAGAGGAAGTAAGACATAACAAACAAAAAGAACTAAGGATCATAGACACCCTAGAGCCTCTCTTAAGTAGTCATAGGTTAATCTTAGACCCTAGGATTATTATTAATGATTATAACAGTCTAGGTAGAAGAGGAGGAGCAACTGCGGATAACCTTAGTTATCTCCTTATGTACCAGTTGTCAAGGATAACTCGTGACAAAAGTGCACTTAGACATGACGACAGGTTGGATGCTTTGAGTATGGCTTGTGGATATTGGGTTGAACATATGGCGCAGTCCGTAGATGAAGCTGCAGATGTACTTAAGAATGAGAGAGTGGATCGAGCTTTAGAGAAGTTTTTAGAGGGAGTTGTCGGAAGGAAACCTGTGGGTAACTTATGGATGAAAGTCTAGGTTGTCAAGGGTTATCCATTCTTCTTGTTTGATGTTATTAATTTCTTATATATGGGTAATTTCACACAGGAGAAATACCCCCTTTTTAAGAAAATTGATCGACAAATAGGGTTGTCAATCAGAAAACCCGCAGTTTGATCGACAAAGTGTGAGAGGGTATTCGTTTATCAACGAACAGACGGTTCCCCCCTTGGCCTTCCCGTTCTGAAAACTTCTCGTCTTTCTTGAATCTGCTGATCTAACTGCCCCACGGGGGTGGTTGACAACAGGCTGTACGGGGGGAGGGGGTCTGGTTGTTTTCTTTTTGTGTGTGTCGTCACCTGTAGATGCCTTTGGATGACCTACTATCATCCGCATGACCTAGATTATCCGCGCTCAGTCGCCGCTAGGCTCGCATCCATGCAGCATCAGACGCTTCTTTGTCGGTTCTTCAATCGATATCAACATATCACCAAGACTGGACACACTTAGCTCATGAAGAACCAAGTCGGCGCTAACATTTGCCAGATCCACACCAACCCAAATGTTGCTGCTGCAGCATGGATACTAATTACTTGCTACGCAATGTATTAACGACAAGCTGAAGGATCAGCTTGACCATCCACGGGGTCATATTCCTTGGCCCTCAAGGGGCCACCATATGACCAACGAGAGGATGCTCTTCATCATCCTCTCGAGCTCTCCTTTAGGTACAGTACGTAAGGCCGTGGTTGCCTGCCTGTGACCCTCGCTTTGGCAGGGACTACGTGGCACACCTAGCGCCACATCAGATGTGGCACGTCGGTCTGCTGACGTAGCCTAGCGCGGCGAGTTCGGCCAACCTGTAGAAAGCCACAGGTTGACGCGAAGTCGGAGCGCTAGGTTGTACCAATCCCAGCCAAGCGACCAGAGGAAGGGTCACAGTCAGCCAACCACGGCTGACAACCCTTCTGTAGTTATTATTAATACTATCATGAAACCTAACATTGATACTTGCTTACTAGCAATCGTAGCCTTAACTGAGAAGATTGACTCTCTTGCCGAGAATCAAGCCAAGATCAACACGCAAGTTAACCAACGACGCAACCCGTCACGAGTCTACGAAACCAACGGTAAGAACTCAGCCTTTTGGGGAACTGGCATCGCTGAGGAGGACATCAAGAAAGGTACGGAGATCTCCGTTACTCTCTTCGATGCAGCTCCCTCTCGCACTGGCAAACAAGCCTACGGATTCAAGGTACGTAAGCACACCCCACAAGAGGGACACACAGCAGGTGCTGTCACTTCTGACAATGAGGATCCTTCCTCTACTCCAGAGGAGTCTCGCACCGAGAAGCATGCACCCGTCACAACCGAGAAGGGCAAGAAGGTTGCAGCCTAACCTACTATCACCACAAAGTAACCGGCTCTCTTCGGAGGGTCGGTTCTTTTTAGTGTTCCCGCACTTGCTTGGACGAGAGGAAGCACTAGTCCAGGCAAGTGAAAACCAGCTCGTGTGGCACTCTAGCATATGTCTCTCCTTTTCTCATAAGCTAAAGCTCATGAAAAGGAGCCTCTACCTGAAGCAAGAGTGCCACACGAGCAAACCAAGAAGAAGAGACCAATCTCTAGGGAGATTGGGATTGTTCGAGCTTGGGGCTCTCACTGGACCGCTACCGCGACTACTCACACCTCAACTAAAGCTCCCTCCGAAGTGTTCAGAACGGGAAGGCCAAGGGGGACGGTTACTATCATCCAACGAAATTCTAAACCTATCAAAAATCTAACACTAATTCAAATAACACACATGAAGCATAACATCCAAATCGCAAGCCCATTTGCTACAAAGCAACTAGGTAGCAAGCTCAACAATATAATTGAGAAGAACTCAAATATGAAAAAACTAACACTAACTGAAACTATAACCTGTACTATCATCGCACTGGCATCACTCGTGTTTGTCGGTGCGTTAATCCTTAGACTACTGGAGGTGGCATCATGAGCTATCTAGCAGCATACGGAACACTAAGGGGCCAATGGAGTCGCCTTAACAACTTTGTTCGCAAGGGAATCCTTGAGGGGTACGGCATGTACACCGCAGGAGGCTACCCAGTCATATTCCCAGAGGAACACAGCAAGGTTATCGTGGAAACATTCGCGGTAACTCCAGATACACTTAAGAATCTCGACAGATACGAAGGTATCACGGGTAACGCATCTGATCTTTACGAAAGGAAGATCGTTGCAATAGACAAAAACAGCCCAGTTCCATACATAGCATACGCTTACATTGGAACTGAGGCATTCAAGAAAAGAAAACTAGCCAGTATCCCATCAGGAGATTGGCATCAATACCTACATCAACACATGAAGGAAACAATATGACCATGAGTGAACTCATAAACATAGGAACGCTGCTCAAACGAGTAGAAGAACTGGAAGAGAAAGTAAAACACCTCGAGGAACATTACAACTTCGAGCTTCGTAAAGATATGGAAGAAGATATCAACCAACTAGCACTACCTCTAGAAGAGGACAAAGACATAAACCGTATAACATCACCGCTACAAAACTGGTAGGAACTATCATTATGTTATTATTAAATCAAAACACAAAGGCTAACAAAAGAGCCAACCGAATCATATCAAGACTACGAACACCTCGCGAGAATGACCTAGGTTATCCTCTAGAGTGGTACATAGAAAACGGTGTAAAGAACCTAAACCCACATTCAATCCTAGGAGCAGTCCTGCACATTCCAAATGATGTACACAATGTACTGTTGTCTGCCATTGAACGTACTGGTGCTCGCACTGAATGGGACTCAGTTCATGAAGGAATCCAGAGACGAACAGAACGTATAAGATCTGACCAACCCAAGAGACTAGCTAAACATAAAAAAGCTAAAGACTACATACCACATCTAGTAGATCTAGGGGTTAAACCCAAGGACATTACAACAGTAATGACCATGATCCAAAACAGTCGTTCTAGACTCAGACGTTCAAATGAAAGAGAACGCCTCAGTTGGAGCTCAAAGGTTGAAGCCTTCAAGGAAAACTGGACATCAATGAGACCAGACCGTGTTCAAGATGAGTTTCTACCCAAAGGCACTGCCATAGGTGTAGAGATTGAATGGTTAGCCAGAGCTTGCGAAAGTTCTGACTATGAAGGTGGTTACGACAGAAACTGCATAGACTTCAAGAAACCCAACCCGGCTATCCACGGTGTACAATGGTTTTACGATACATCCATCAGTACATCTGAGGATTACCACTATGAAACAGGACAAGAAGCTAAGGTCATGCTTAGGTACGGCAAATGGAATCGTCTTACTTCAGTTTGCAAGCATATCCGTAGTCAAGGAGGTGAAATCAATAAGAGCTGCGGCTTACATGTACATCTTGATGTACGTGATATATCCAAGGCTGCTACTATCACCCGCTGTCGTAGACTAGAGACTGCTCTACCGTGGTTACTTAAGATAATCCCACCATCAAGAGCAGAGGGTAACACATACTGTTCTCCTACCTTCTCACAAT